TAGAACTTTCAAAGTCTAGCCCTCTCTCACTATAAATTTGAGAAGCGGTCATCAGTCCGGCTCGAAATTCTGCCAAATTGGCTTGTGATTCTCTCCCTAAATCTATGGAGACATTCGCCCCGAAATTGAATATGCCCTTGCTTGTTCTGCTTCCAACATTGTTATCAATCAATCCCCTTGCTACTGCATCGGCGATTACGATGTTCTTAATCGGGCGAAGCACCTTATCGTCTAGGAGTTTCTGGTATCTGCGGAAAGTTCGCCCTGCTTGTTGCATCTCAAGTCGAGCGGTCGGGCCACTCATAGCGGAAGGGTCAACGGCGAAGCTGTAAGGGATGCCCACGCCTAAGCAAATGTTGCGGAGTAGAATCTTGTGGAACTCTGCAAACGCACCAGAGGGACGGCTCGGGCCATCGGGGAAAACAATATCTTCACCCGGCTCTAGGTAAGAGATTTTGCCAGACTCAATCGCCTCTAGCTTGATTGCGTTCCCGTTAATGTCTTGGTCATTTGTGAGCGAGGAGAGATCAGAGGCATTGTTATTATTTCTCCGAATAACTGCGGATTGAGAAGAAGCAACTTTGGCCGCCATCTTCTCGAAGCTCACAATTTCGTGGATGTCCGTTGCATCGTTGATTGCTGTATGGAAAGCGGAGATTCCCCTGTATTGATCAATGCGGAGTGGGTCGAATAGATGAAACGCTTGGCTTGCGGGAATGGTTGCTTGGTAGGTGTACATGTCCCCAATGCTCCGGCTGTAAATATCGTAAGCCGTGGGCGATCCTGTTCGTTGGTCGATATGGATTCCACCAATTAACTCTGAGCTAGTGTAGACTTTGAATGGGTCTCCAAGTCTGTCTCCCTCAATGCCTTGGATTTTTAGGTTGCCATCTGAATCTCGGACTAGGACGAAAAGAAAATCACCATCTCGCAACATGGACATCATCGCCACTTGCATCATCGTTGAGCCAGTATGCCGAGTCGAAATGTCGCACTTGTCCCACCAATCAGCCCAATACGCCTCGACCTCTGTATTGACTTCGGGGTTCTCTGTTCGTGCTTGGTAGGAAATGTTTGCGGCGGTGTGGCTGGCAAACTTCATTAGGATGGAGCGAACAAGGCCGACATTCTCTGCCAAGTCCCTTGCCCTCTTCATTAACTCTACTCGGTCATAATTGGAACGATAATCCTCTGCCCCAGAAAGTGAACTTGGCCCCTTGCGTTGCCTCGAATATTTTACTGCATCATACTCGAAGTTTTTAATCTTTTGACGAGCAACAAGCCTATCAACTGCCCCTTGAGGATTAACAAAAGCAATCGCCCGATCAACCAAGTTTAGCGAGGCTTTCTTCATGAGCCAAAGTTAGCGTAGGTCGTTCGGACTCGCTGGCCAGTTGCGGATTGAATCGCCAAGGTCAGTTCAGCGATGGTAGACGAAACTTCCCCGAGGTTCGCCCTCGAAAAAGAGCGTCCCGCTATCGAATACGAGCTACCCGCCACCGCAATAGCTTCCAAACAGGTGACATATTTGTCACGCAAAGAAGTTAGGGTGGCTAAGGGTAGCCCAATGAAATCACCCTTCGCCATTGATTTCCTCTTCTGTCAAGCTTGCGGGAGAAATCCGCAGTAGCTTGTAAAGCCCAGCCCCCACGATGTTCATGCACTCGCAATCGAGTAAATGGTTCTGCTTCCCGATTTGCTTCCATACCATCCTTGTTCTGCCGTTGAGGGGATTCTTCACCGCTACCTTTACCTCTGCCCTTATGTGGGTGTGCCAAACTTCGGGGGCATCATCGGCCACGAATCCGTCAGCGTGGAGGAGATTCGAGAATATGTCTTTTATACTAGGATTAGACCACCGCCAAACGGGGCAAAGTCTCCACTTCCATCCCGCCCTAGATTGGCTTGCCTTGCCTGAAAGGGGGTCTCCATTAGAGATTCGGGCAAAGGGTCGGGTGACTTTCTGCTCTCCTACGATCTCCGAGAAGGAGGAGCGATCTGAACCAACCAAGGCTATCCAGCCGTGCAAGCAACATTGATAATAGACATCTCTGGTTTGATCGCCCGAGTCTATAAATACCATCTTGGGTAACACCTTAAACTCCTCTGCCTTTGCTTCGATGTCTCCCCAAGTTTCAAGGCGGCCAGCCCATACCATGCGAGACTTGCCTTCATCATTATAGGCTCGAACCAGTACCCAAGTGTGAAAGCCACCGGACTCCTGCACATCGACGCTCATCACGCACTTCTCCCCCTCCCTAACTTCGCCCATCTTGTAGCCTCCCGCCTTGATCTCGATTCGTTCTTGTTCGTGCTCAAGCCAAGGCTCGGCCAAGACTCGATTGATAAAATCTTGAAGCCCTACGATACCAGCATATTTATCTTGCAGAAACTTCACCGCCAAACTCCCGAATGTAACCCACGGAGCGTAGAGGCCGTTGAGGTGGTAGGAGCGTCTAGCTGGTTCGCCGTTGGGATTGGTTGCCCTCCACTCGCCCCCTCGAAGCATAGCGGTTTTTTGCCCATCGGTGATTGGCTTCTTGCACCCTTCACATTCATAAAAGGCTGATGATTTTACTAGGGCAAAGTCATACACGCTATCCTCTAGTTTTGCTTTATCGTCCCACTTGATCTGTCCCCAAATAAGTTTTTGTTTCAATCCACAATGCGGACAAGGCACAAAGAAGAACCGCATATCCCCTTTAAGCCACTCGCTCCATATCGTGCTATCTGCCGTAGTCGGGGTGCTGGTGGTTATGATTAGATGGTTTGGGTAGGTGCTAACTCTGGCCTCTGCAAGTTGCAACGCTCCCGCTTCTGTTTTGCTCGACCCTGCTTCTGGATATTTGTCCACCTCATCGAGCATCAAAAGCGAGACGCTACGAGACGCAAGGTTGGCGGGGCTGTTGCTTCCTACAAACCATAAACTCATCTTTCTAAAATGCTGTTCGAGAATCTTGATCTTGTCGGTGTTGTCGGGCTTTTCTTTGGCTAAGGCTGGGCAATCATCAATCATCGGTAACCATCGAGTTTCAGAGAACGATCTTGCGAGAGCCTCGGAGGGCATAACCCAAAGGGCGGGACAAGGCCGCTCGGCTAGTCGATAGGCTAGGCCAGCGAGAATCGTTGTGGTCTTGGAAGTCTGCGCTCCCCAAACTAGGCACACCCGCCGAACTGAATCATCCCCGAAAGCCTCAAGGGGTTCTCTCACATAGGGGGTGAGGTTAGTCGAATACGCACCCGGTATATTCGTCACCCTAGCCGATAGAGTGAGATTCTTCTCTGCCCATTCTGGAATTGAAAGGTGTTCCCTCGGCTTGAATAAATCCCTAGTGAATCCGTTGATTTCTTCGAGTGGGTTCATTTGTATCAAAACAAAAGTCTTTCGTTAGACGCTTTTGCTATAATTGGATTGCGAACAACATTAAGCCCAACCAAATCAAGAGATGATTTCCTTTCTACCCTAAATGCTATTCTGTAAACGCTACCAACTGATATAATTTCTTGAAGTATTACCTCCCTGTAATTTTGCATACCAAAATCTATAATTTTTTTAATAATTATATCTTCATATTCTTTCCTGTTTGTTTCACCTATCCCCCAAAAACAGTCTAAATGTTTTGCGGTAATCTTATTGAGCTTTTGAACGGCCAATTTTGGAAGGGTCACAAAAAGATGCCCTTTGTTCATTAAAAGAAAGATGTGGGGAAAATATCTGCTCGGCATGCCATAGGGGTCTAGGTCTATTATATCAAACCTGCATTTATTCCCGACAAGGCCATGCGACTCAATTATACTATCTCCGTGTTCAGCATACACATCTTGCATCTGCATCTTATTAATATACTCCACTCTTTTTTTGTCTATGTCGTAACACAGCACCTCTCCATATTGTTGATAGAGTTTTGTAAGATTCCCCCACCCGCAGTTTGTTTCTAAAATATAATTTTTATTGCTTTCAATGTATCGCTCGATTTGTTCCCATTTTTGTTTTGGGTGGTGATGTTTCTCGCTATTATTGTTTTGTGATATTCTTCTGAATTTATGTTTTATGGCACTTGTGGTTATATTTAACTTTTCGGCTATATCATCAAACTTCATCCCGTTGTTTCTATAAAGAACAACGGTAGCCTCCATTTCCTTGCTCCAAATTAAATTCATCGCCTTACCATAAGGCTCTTTTCATAAGCCCATTTCGGATTCATGTGGATTTTGTGGTGGCAATCAAAGCACACCGCCAAGAAGAACTCTACCTCATTGAGCCTGTCCCCGAATCTCCCCCGCCTATGATGAACTTGGCTAGCTACACTTGAACATACTTGGCAGAGAGGGTTGAGGGTTAAGAACTTTTCCCTCACTTCCTTATACACATCGTTTTGTAGCTTCCGCTTTTTAGACACTCGGCGTAGCGGGGTCTTGCGTTTTAGTGGGGAGCGTTTCATTCGTCGAATTGCGAAAGGCTAAGGCCAAGGATTGATATGGCAACCAGCAAAAGAAGGAAGCACTCGTTCACCTGTTAATCCATTTGCCAATACATTCGAACAGGGTGATGATTAGATAAGCAAGAATAATGCAAGCCCAGAACGCCACATTGAGAATCACGATTGCGAGTACTATGCCCACGGCTATTTTTAATGCTAGTATCATTTGAATGCTCCTTCTGCTTTTTGTATAGTAACAAAG